TGCAGTTCTTTTATCAATTAAATCATTTGGATAAAAACCTTGTGTAACCATATGTCTGCGAAGTCTTAAAGGTTGTTTTCCTCCTAAATCTAAAGTATTTGCAAATTCATAGGAACCGCCTGTAATATCAACAGCACCAAGAAAATCAAAATCAGCAATAGCATCAAAATCTGTAACGCCATCTAATAAATCAAGAGAACCAAGAACTAGACCATTTACATCATCAGAGAAAAAACAATCAACTTTTGCACCAGCAAAAGGTGGTGAATCAGTATCCTCTCTGTCAACTAAAACAGAAAGTTTTGGTAAAGGGTCAGGGCTGGTTACAACTACTGAAGTTTCACCAGAACTCAGTCTGCCACCATCATCTCTAAATTTTAAAATATATTCTCCTTCAACAATATTAGGAACTATTGACTCACTAACATTTCCAGCTAAAGCTGGGATGACATCAACAGAATTTGTAAAAGTTGCAGTCCCATCACCAATATTACTGCCTCTGACTACTACGTTGCCTCCATGTACCACGTCAACATCTGTGGCTTTATCAAATCTAAGTCTTACAAATTGGTCGTTAATAGGTTCAATTCTTAAATTAGTAACATCTTGAGGTAATGCTGTTTTACCAACAGCTTCAAAAGTAAGGTCTGTAGATGTGGCAGAAAGTTGTCCTTGCACGTTATAACTAAATACTTGTATTTCATAAGTACCAAGCTGACTGTTAAATATTTCAAAATCAGGTCTTGATACTCTCTCAGAAACAAAATTTCCATTTTCAAAACGATAATTTACCTGATATTCGATAACACCAACAATAGGCTGCCAGCTTATAACAATTTTTGATACCGCCTGATTATTTATTGGAATGATAGTTTCTACAGCAGTTAGTCCTACTGGTGGTGCTGTTAGTTCATTGAGAATACTGATACTTCTTGCTGGTAAAGCAGTTCCATCTTCAATAAAGGCATATTTACCTTCTACATACGAAAGTGCTGTGATTGCATAGTTCACCCCGTCTTGCTCTTCAACTGTAATAACTCTGAATTTTTGCGATTGAACAGTTACATTTGAAATCATAAATATTGTGTTTACATTTGGAGTCTGAGAAAAAGCAGAATCTACAGTTATAGTCCCATTTGAAACACTTGATATTGTTTTACTTTCAACAGTTCCATCTGGTAAGACAACAGATAAAGTTGCATCACCAACAGGATTACCAGAGGCATCAACGGCCAAATCTGTTGCATTTGTATCATCAACAGTTACCACAGTTGTTGAAGTTACAGCTTTTAATCTTCCACCTCTTCTAACTCCAGCCCTTACAGGATCATTTATTTCTATGATTGCTGCTGGCCTTACAACTGCCCCAGCATCTATTGATGTAGTAAAACTTACTAGCTCAGATTCATTTTGTTCAGCAAAAAGTATTGCCCTGCCTAATCTGGCCGCCTGACCTCTTGAAGTACAACCAAAACCTTTTACCTGTTTAGTAATTATTCCAAATTTACTTTGTGCTGTAGTATCTTCGACAACCTCAAAATCAACTTCTTGACTATCCATGTTGAAATATGAGACAGCAACAGCAGTATGTCTTTGTTTCAAACTACTCCCAGAATAAGAAAAACCATCAGAGGATATATTGCTTAAATTAAATAAATAACTTGCATCTTTTGGAGAATCTTGTGCAATAGTAATTGTTCCAGCAGACCAGATCGGCATACAACGCATGACCCCTGCAAGCTCATTGATAAGGTCAAAGGCCTCACTTGATGTTTGGATATTTACATTGCATGAAAATCTAGCCTCTTGACCTCCTAACCCATCATCTACAAGTGTATTGGCAAACTTACTTGCAGTTACAAAAGAAAATAAATCAAGATTGCTGTCCGTTATATGATCTCCAAATCCATATCTAGTGTTTGTTAAAAGGTCTAGTAAGATCATTGCTGGACATGAAGTCCAAACGGCAGCCCCCATAACACCATTAAATATATATCCGTCTGGGTACACAATGCGACCAGTAGCAGAATCGACAGAGGGCGTACCAGAACTAGATGCCCCTGCAGCTGGTATTCTTACTTTTATTCCTCTTATCCTATATTTTCTAGAGGGTATAGAACTGAACTGCTGAGAATCAAGCCTTATAGCGTTGTAAGCTGAGTTTGCATAAGTTGAAGCATCATCTATTATTTCTGAAAAACTTGTCCATTGAAAAGCATCAATCAAACTTGAGTCTGTGCTGTCTGCTGTTATTCTTGTAACTCTTATATCAACAGGAAAAGCACCTGTCACTTCAACTGAAAAATCTTTCTGGTATGCGTCAGCAGTTCTTCCAGTAACAGTATCAGTATGCACATCTGTAAAACCACCAGAATTATATTGAACAGAAATTTTAAATTGAACCGAAGAACCTAATAAGTCACCATCATTTGTTGCTTTTTGTATTTGAGGAAAAGTTATTGAAACTTTTATTCGATCAACAGAGGTATTAGTGATCTGCCTTGTTACTGGACTTGCTGCTGTAACAGTCACACCTACAGGAATTGTTGATTGACTGCTTTCAATACCAGCGATTTTTGTTTGATTTGATGTGCCAAATCTAGAATTAAAAGTAACATCTTGAAAATTAAAGTCACTGGTTGCTGGACTTGATGAACTTGCTGTAGATTTTAATATTGGTGTGTCATTGAGAAATACATCTTTTAAATAAGCATTTTTATAAGCAGTTGATGTTTTGTCAGTAATTCCCTCTTTTGAAGCAGAGGCACTGCCTTCTATCTCTCCTTCACTTATAAGATCAAGAAAAGTTGCAAACTGCTTGCTATGTAGTGTATCTGGGGTTCTTGTCGGTTGTCTTGGCGGGGGTGGACTTGGCGCACCACCAGCACCTCTAATAATTCTTTTTTTATCGGTCATACTTGAACTTGCTCCGTATCAATTCCCCCAGAAATTACAACTGATCCAGTTATTATCTCTCCATAAACCACAGGCACTGGAGTTCCAGCCCTTGATGTTTGTTGTGTTCCACTAAAACTAAATGATAATCTAGGGTCTTGCTCAGAGCTAAACTCTGGCATTTTAGGAACAGGAAACAACATACCACTGACACCACTAAGCACTAAAGCAGCACCAATACCAAAAGCAGCTTTAGCTCCAAGAGCAGCTTTAGAAAACCCTATACCTTGTGCTCCAAAGGAAACAGCTTTTCCAGCGAAAGCACCAAAAGCTCCCATACCAACAGCTATTAAAGCACCACCTAATAAAACTCTGCCTAAATTACCTCCAGCACCTTGTATTACAGGAACAAATTTTATTACACCTTGACCAATAGGATAATGTATCTCTTGTTCATCAATCTCTTGTTCATCAACTAAAACTTTATAATACCGATTTGCCATGTGACTCTCTAACTGAGGAAAATTATTTATTAAAAAACTAACAGCTTGTCCAGTTGAATTTATCAACACTTCAAATTCATTATGTCCTGTGATTTCTGCTAAATCACCGTATAATTTTATTTTATTGAGCATAACGCAACCTCATGCCAGTGCATTTAAGCAGCCATTGATTATATGGCTCTTTACAAGATATTCTATCTGCTAAATGATGTAAAACATCACCATCTAAAAAAATCGCCACATGATTAAGTCCTGTTGCCATTATTGACATAAACAAAAGATCACCATTTTCAAGTTTTTCATCTGGTCTTAATTGTCTAAATCCAGTTCGCCATGCACATTTTTCAAACATAGGATTTTCAATAAACTCCTCTGGAGTTGTTGGCCTCTCCCAGTCTCTTAATATTATTCCTAAATTTTCTTTATACCAGTCTCTAACTAAGCTCCAGCAGTCTGTGATGCCCCAGACCCAGTGTCTGCCGATCAAAGGTGGTTTATATCCTGATGGTTTATAAAAGCCCCATTGTTCTGTTTTTGGATTGACTATATGCCAAACGAGACCACTTTCTTCACAACTTATCATGTCTGCCTGACTTGCAACTGG